GGAATGTATTTGGAAGATAGATTTAAATAATTTTTTTAAATTTTCCAAATTACGCATGGATTCTCATTCTCAAAAAGAAATTAGAGATTATGCAAATATAATGTATGATTTAGTAAAACCATTATTTCCTATAAGTTGTGAAGCATTTGAAGATTATATCTTAAAGGCTGAAACATTTTCAGCAGAAGAAATGAAGATCATTAAAGCCAATATAAAATGTACATTGGACTTTAATGACCCTAAACTTGTAGAAGACCTGCATATAATGACAAACGCAGAGTTTAACTTATCAACCCGAGAACGTAAAGAGTTTTTAGAAAAATTGAAAGGAATTTAAAATGTCTCTACCAACAGAATATCAATCATTTATTCATTTATCGAGATATGCAAGATGGAATTATAATCTCAAAAGACGTGAAACCTGGGAAGAAACGGTTAACAGATATTTGGCATTTTTTAAAGAACATTTAGATGATAATCATGATTTTGTTATTAGTAATGAACTAGAAGCAGAGTTGCGTGAGGCAATTTTAACCCTTAAAGTGATGCCTTCAATGAGGTGCTTGATGACGGCCGGTGAAGCACTCAAAAAAGAAAATATAGCAGGTTATAATTGTTCGTATGTAAAAATAGATAGTCCACGATCATTTGATGAAATTTTATATGTGTTAATGAATGGAACAGGAGTGGGATTTTCTGTGGAAGAAGAATATGTTAATCAACTTCCTATTATATCAGATGAATTTTATGAAACAGATACTACAATTGTTATAGCAGATTCAAAATTGGGGTGGGCAAAATCATATAAAGAATTGATTTCATTAGTTTGGCAGGGGCAAATACCAAAATGGGATTTATCTAAGATAAGACCAGCGGGTTCTGCTCTTAAAACCTTTGGAGGAAGAGCCTCGGGTCCTGAGCCATTAGAAGATCTTTTTATGTTTACTATAAATACGTTTCGAAATGCTTCCGGGCGTAAATTAAAATCAATAGAAGCGCATGATATTGTATGTAAAATTGCAGAAATTGTTGTCGTAGGAGGTGTTCGTAGATCTGCTCTTATTAGTTTATCTAATCTTAATGATGAAACAATGAGACATGCTAAATCGGGTCTCTGGTGGGAAAATAATCCTCAACGAGCCCTCGCCAATAACTCTGTTAACTATAAAGAAAAGCCAGATGTTGGTACTTTTATGAGAGAATGGTTATCCCTTTATGATTCCAAATCAGGAGAACGGGGAATTTATAATAGTTTGGCGGCTAGACAGCAAGTAGAAAAAATGAATACCGAAGAACATATTAGACGAAAACCTAGAAATGATTTTGGCACTAATCCATGTAGTGAAATTATTCTTAGAAGTAGGGAATTTTGTAATCTTTCAGAAGTCGTAATCAGAGGAGATGATACATTAGAATCTTTAGAAAATAAAATTAAACTTGCAACTATCATTGGAACATTTCAATCAACTCTTACAAGTTTCAAATATTTATCAAAAGAATGGAAAAATAATTGCGAAGAGGAACGACTTTTGGGGGTCTCTCTTACAGGAATAATGGATAATTCTTTGACAAATGGTAAAAAAGGCAATTTAAAAGATTTATTGGATAAGTTAAAAAATGTTGCAATTAAAACTAATAAAGAATTCTCAAAAAAACTTAACATCCCGCAATCTGCCGCAATTACTTGTGTCAAACCTTCTGGTACGGTTAGTCAACTTGTTGATTCTGCTAGTGGCATACATGCTCGTCACAATCCCTACTATATTAGAACAGTGCGGGCTGATAATAAAGATCCGCTTTGTAAATTCATGAAGGAAGCAAACTTTCCAAATGAACCAGATGTGATGAAACCGAAACACACATCTGTATTTTCATTTCCTATGAAAAGTCCACAAAATGCAAGATGTAGAGCCGATATAAATGCGATTGAACAGTTAGATCTTTGGTCAACATATCAAAAATATTGGTGCGAACACAAACCATCTATTACCATTTCAGTCAAAGAAAATGAGTGGATAGAAATGGGAAATTGGGTATGGAATAATTTTGATGATATTAGTGGAATATCTTTTTTACCTTTTTCTGAACATGCATATAGGCAAGCACCTTATCAAGATTGTACAAAAGCTGAATATACAAAAGCATTAAAAGCAATGCCTAAAAATGTTGATTGGTCATTATTATCTGCATATGAGGAAAAAGATTTTACTGTAGGATCACAAGAATTAGCTTGCGCCGCAGGTGATGGGTGTGAAGTGGTGGATTTATAATGCTAAAATATGAAATAGATTTTAACAAAGGAAATTATGTTGTTGGACATTTTACTTTCAGGGAATGTGCAATGTGTGAAAAAGCAAAATCTTTATTAGATAAGTATAAAAAACAATATATGTTCATTCAGGCGGATAAGAGATTGTTTGGTAAAATATTGTCAATTACAGGAAGTAAAAAAGTCCCTCAAATTTTTTTGGAGGGTCAAGTTTTTCTGACCGTTGAACAATTAGAAGAATCATTAAAAGACGAGGAGAAGGCTTAAAGTCTTAATATGGAAATATCGGAAAATATTAATTGCACTTATTGTTTTAAAACGTATGAAATTCTTGTTCATGAAGACGAAGATGAAATAGTACGATTTTGCTCTTATTGCGGAGAATTAATAGAATTACAAGAAGAAGATGATGGCAACTGGGACACCTGATTTATATGTGGGAATTGATTATTCATTAACCAGTCCAGCCATAACAGAATGTCGTGGAGAGTGGAAATATGAAAATATTACACATTATTGTTTAGCAAAAAATGATAGACAATTTGAAAGATGGAAATCTTTTCGTAATATTCGAATAGAAAAATATCCTAAATATAATACAGAGATGGAAAGATATTTAGGACTATCGTCTTGGGTTAAAAAATGTATTATGAAATATGATGTTACAGATCAAAACTTGCATCAAGTAGTTTTTATTGAAGATTATGCATATGCCGCAATTGGACAAAGAATTTTGCAAATTGCAGAAAATATGGCAATTTTAAAAAACACTTTATACAACTGTAAACTTGGGTATAAAATGATACCCCCTACAGTAATCAAAAAATACGCATCCGATAAGGGAAACGCAAATAAAGAATTGATGTATGATTCTTTTGTGTCTGATACGCATAGAAAACTCATAGATGAATTTCAAATAAACTGCGATAAAAATCCCATTTCAGATATAGTTGACTCTTATTGGATTTGCAAATACGGATACGAAAATGGCAATAATACCTGATGAATATGATAGTTATGACTTCGGTTTTTCCGCAGTAAATGATGAAGAATATAAAGCAAAAACAACAGAAGTAGAAAAGAAAATAGTTGAGGTTCAAGCAAAATCTCAAAGTTTTGCAAATTTAGAAAAGAAAATAGATTCCGCAATTAAAGAAATTAGTTATAAAAAAGAATATTTAGAAGAAAAATATATAGTAGATATGGGCAAAGTTGAGCAATTAATTTTACCTCTTTTATATAATCTTATGAAAAATCCAGATAAAGATTATATTTATTGGCCAAAACGGGAAGAAATTATTACTAAACAAATAGAAAAAATTAAAGATGTGACTCAAGACTTATCTAAATAGATGTAGTTGATGATACTGTAGAGTAGCATTTAAGACGGCGGTTCGACTCCGCCCACCTCCACCAATGAGCCATATGAATGATAATCCTACTTTGTTATTGTGGGTTTTTATAATATCGATTATGATGGGATTATATTTTGTTCTAGACTGGACTTTGATGACTTAATGTTGGGGGTGTTCGGGAATTCGATTGAATGTGATTATGCAGAGGAGACCATCTTGACAGATGTAAAATGTCATTTAACTTAATCGCAAACAATGACGATTATTTTTCCGCACAGGTAGCATTGGCCGCTTAGTGTTGGAGTGGGCTTATGATTGTGCCTTGAAACAGAAACAATCAATTACACAAATTAAGGGAATATGATATCGTTTACAGAAAAAGCCGCTAATAAAGTATTGGGTATAATGCAAGATCAGAAAGTTTCTGAAGGTACAGTAGTGCGAGTAGGCGTTAAAGGTGGCGGGTGTTCAGGATTTACTTATACAGTAGATTTTGAAAGCCGTAAAGGGAAATTTGATTTAGAGTTTGAATCTTTTGGATTAAACATTTTAGTAGATAAAAAAAGTCATTTATATATTAGAGATACAGAAATTGATTGGTCGGATAATTTAAATGATCGTGGATTAAAATTTAACAATCCTTCAGCAAAAGGAACATGCGGCTGTAGGACATCATTCATGTATGAACGTATTGAGGAAAATGAACACAAACCAAGTTGGATGTAAACTTAAAATTTCTGAAAAGGCATCAAATGTTTTTAAAGAAATGATTGAAGACGAAAAAAAAGACATTGAAAATTCATACTTACGAGTAGGAGCAAATTCCGGCGGTTGTTCTGGGTGGAAATATAGTTTAGATTTTGAAAATAAAATTAAACCAGAAGATTTGGTTTTTATTGAAAACGGAATTAAATTAGTAATAGATGAGCATATACTTAATGATATAGTTGGTGATGTAGAAGTAGATTATAAAATAGGAAATTTGGTAGAACAGGGATTCATATTTAAAAGACTCAAATATGGACATGTTTGTGGTTGCGGAGAAAGTTTTACACCAATAAAGGATATTCCCGCAGATAGTAGACAGCACTTAGGATGGAAATAATATGGCATATTCAGATAAAGTAGTAGAGCATTTTGAAAGACCCAAAAATATTGGAAGTTTTGATAAAAATGATCCTAGTATAGGAACCGGTCTTGTGGGGGCACCGGAATGTGGTGACGTTATGAAATTACAAATAAAGGTGGATGATAATGATAAAATTGTTGATGCAAAATTTAAAACATTTGGATGTGGTTCTGCAATTGCAAGTTCTTCATTGGCAACCGAATGGGTTAAGGGTAGATCATTGGACGAAGCATTTGCGTTAGATAATACAGTCATTGTGCAAGAATTATCATTGCCCCCAGTAAAAATTCATTGTTCGGTTCTTGCAGAAGATGCAATTAAAGGAGCAATAGCAGATTATAAAAGTAAACAAGAAGCAACAACTTAGAAAAACCAAATCCCCTATAAACATAAATATAAGGGAGTTAAAAGGAGTTTAAATGTGTAATAATCCAGAATGCGAATGTTCAAATTGCACCTGTGATCCATGCGAATGTACTGCAGAAGTTCAATGTGCCTGTTCGGAATTTGATGATGATCTAGTAGCACCAGTTTAAAAGGAAAAAATGTTAAATGTAAAAGAATTATTTGAAAATTTAAGTGATCAAGAAAAAGAAGAACTTAAAAAACTTCTTCTTCATCACACAGATGATGTTAAAACGGAAAGTCCTAAAGAAGACACCTTTGCTAATATAGCAATAATAGATCCGCTTCAACAGAATGAAGAAGTAGAAGCCCAAGAGCCTGAAGTAAAAGAGCCCGAAGTAGAAGTTGCGGATCTTACAGTTTCAGAAAAACAAGAATTTTTAGTTAAATTTGGATATGATCCTACTAATGTCAAGTATATGAATACTGATATTTTAGGTCAAGCATATGATAGTGCCTTAAGAATTAGAGATGCAGAAGCAGGCGGAGAAACCATCACTGCACTTGGAACAGAAGGATAATGTCTTTTTTAATAAATTAGACAACTATGGGGAAATATAATGACAATAAATAAAAAAAAAATCAGTACTGAATTATCAGCTATAGAAAAAAGAAAAGTGAAAAATTTTTGGGCAAGAATTACTTTATCTTGGGCCATCGTAGGAACATTTTTAATTTTATTGTATTTGTTATTTTTTACAACTGGTACCACAGATAATCATATGCAATTAATCAATATTTTGGTTGGAGCCTATGTTGCTGTTTTAGCGAAAAGTACTGATTATTGGTTTAAAGAAAAAGATGATCCAGAACACAAAGAGACACAAGACTTAGCGGACAATG